GCTGCGGTGTTGTTGAAAGATACTGGCATTAAAACAAAGATTGTTCGCCAGTATTTGCCAATCATTAATAAACTGGTCAATAAGTATTTATCTTCCCTGGATTTCTTTGTGAACTTTAACCTTGACGAATCATTCAAGGAAACAATTAAGTCTCGGCATCGTGATGAGTTTTCTTATGCTTCATTCTCTGAAGGTGAGAAACAACGTATTGATATGGCCTTGTTACTGACATGGCGTGCTGTCGCCAAGTTAAAGAATTCGTCCAACACCAACCTGTTGATACTGGATGAGGTCTTTGATTCTTCACTAGATACAGAAGGCACTGAAAATCTGATGAAGATACTGCACATGTTGGAAGATGTTAATCTGTTTGTTATTTCACACAAAGGTGATATACTACAAGACAAGTTTCGAAATGTGATTAGGTTTGAGAAGGTAAAGAATTTTTCTAGAATAGTGAGGTAATTATGAAAGAGTTTTTAATTAAAGATGATGCGGCATTTAAATTGCGAGTTCAGGTTAAACCCTGTTTTGTACCAAAAGATTTGAACGCTGTGTATTTTGTACAAGAAGTTTTAGGTGAAGATGAGGAGATTGTTCATTCATCAACATATGAATTCTTTTTGACCAATGAAGAGATTGCAAAATTATGTGAAGGACTAAAGAATGAGTGAAGTCTTAACGTTTAATACCGAAAGTAATACAGTTGTCAAGGAGTCAGAAATTGTTCCTTTGACAATTTATTCGGATGCTTTTGGTATGTTGAAGGAGGTAATGCCTGAATATACAGACAAGTTACCTAACAACAACATGGAGAGATTCTCCAAACAAATGCACCTGACAAGAAAGATGTACAATGGTATTGGTCTTGCGGCCAATCAATGTGGTATTCGTGCCCGAGTGTTTGTAATCGGTACAGGCGATAGAGATGATTTTAAAATTACCTGTATCAATCCAAGAGTAGTTAAACAATCGGATAACATTGTGCGAGAAAGAGAAGGATGCTTGTCTTACCCTGCATTATCTGTTACAATTGGACGTCCAGACAATATTGATGTTGAATTTACTAATGAAAAAGGTGAACTTGTAAACATGAATTTGACTGGAGTAACTGCTCGTTGTTTCTTACATGAGTTGGATCATTTGAATGGTGTGTTGATGGCTGACAGAGTTGGTCCAACCACAATGATGATGGCCAGAGAAAAACAAAAGAAACAACTAAAGAAATTTGAAAGAACTTATAAACGTGGCATACGCATTTGATCCTAAAGATGATATCGAAACACAATACCAGAAATGGTTAGATTCGGGTATTGTTTATAGAGATATTGATTTGGGTGTTCTAACAGAGAACGTTAAGAAAGATTTGACGTTTGTATCAGCTATGGATGTAAAAGAATATACCTTGTACCAAAAATGGTGTGAAGTGCATGAGAAATATCCAACTGAGGAGATGAACACGTTGTTTGGAACTGAGAGGCAGTTAATTGACCCTTCTCAGAGAACAATGATTGAAGAAGTAAAGGCCAATATTTGGACACCTGATTCACCTGATGCATATTTAGATTTGGAACCTGTTCTAATCTATACTGATGACTCTGGTGAGAAGGTCTCCACAGGTATGGACGGCACTAATGTAACTCAGAAAATTAAACGTTCTGATTTACCTGAAAGATGGAACACAGCACGCACATTCATTTCAACAATGAAAAACAACTCTAACATCGGCCGTAATTTAAATTTCTTTGCACAGGATAAGAAGACAGGCAAGTACCTTGGTGTTGTCTGTATCTCATCCGACTTCCTAGATTTAACACCAAGAGATAACGTAATTGGTTGGGAACGTGAGAAGAAAACACAAGGCGGTATGATTAACTATACTGCCATTGGTTCTACGATTGTTCCGTTTCAACCACTAGGTTATAACTATGTTGGTGGTAAATTACTTGCTTTACTTTGTTTATCTGATACAGTACAAGATTTGTGGAAGAAACAATATGGTGATACACTAGTTGGTGTTACTACAACATCACTCTATGGTAAAACCAAGGCGAACGGATTAAGTCAGTATGATAATCTTGACCATTGGTTGCCGATGGGTTTTACTTCAGGCTCAGTATCATTTGAACCAGAAAGAGACACAAGATATGAAATACGTGAATGGTTGAAAAAGAATCATACACGAAAATACTTTGAGTGGTACGTTGCAAAGAAACCTAGTGGTCAACCATACAAGCGTGACCATAAGAATCGTTCTTTGTCATTTACATATTCGAAGTTAGGTATTCCAAAAGAGTTGATTCGTTCAGAACATGCTCGTGGAATTTATTTCAGTCCATTGTATGATAACACATATGATTTTCTTTGCGGCAAATGTGACGGCAATGATTTGAAAAAGTCGTTCGAAACGTCTACAGAGAGCCTAAGTAATACATGGAAAGAAAAACATGCAAGAGGTCGGATTGGTTTTCTAAAGAAGAAAAACAAAGTCTCTACCGAAACATTGTTTTATGATGATTTAATTTATTTGACATGGCAGGAAACGAAAGATAAATATCTAAGTCAAGTAGGAAGATAAATGCGGTTTTCCGTGAAAAGTCCCTCCCAAGGGAAAAGTTGGTTAAACTCCATAAAACCGCTCCAATTAGAGGTGTTGTAGAAATACAACATCTCTTTTTTTATGCTTGCCATTTACCGTGGATACAGTATAATTAAACCTTTACAGACGAACATGGACAACGGTTCCATAAGTAATACTAAAGTACTCATTTTTAAAGGGCTTGCCAAATGCCCCTAATCTGTTATAATTAATGCATACATCGGGAAACAATATGCAATATTCAGTAGAATCCAAATCTCAATTAGCCAAGTTGCTGGCTTCAGAGAATCTTACAGTTGAACACAAAAAAGTTCAAACTGCTTCGTTCAATCTTAAAGACCGTGTTTTGACTTGTCCAATCTGGAAAGATATGACAGGCGAAATGTATGACCTTATGCTTGGCCATGAGGTTGGTCATGCATTAGAAACCCCTGAAGAAGGTTGGCATGATGCTGTCAGTACAGGCAAATCACAATTCAGTAAAAACTTCAAACACTTTTTGAATGTGATTGAAGATGCCCGTATCGAAAAGAAAATCAAACGTAAATTTCCAGGTATTAAACCTTCATTCATTAAAGCTTATGGTCAATTACTTGACCGTGATTTTTTCGGTATTAAAAATGAAGATGTAAATGCTTTGCCATTTATTGACCGATTAAATTTGTTTACTAAAGGTGGTTATAATCTTGGTATTAAATTTAATACTGAAGAAGAACCATTATTGCGTGAGGTAGAATCTTGCGAAACATGGGAAGATGTTGTTCGAGTTACTGGTGCAATCTTTGATTACTCTAAAAAAGAACAGCAAGATATTAATAAAATCCAACAAGATATTGAATTCGGTAATTATAGAGAATCAGATAATGGTGATTATGATTATAGTGATGATGAATATGAGTATGAAGAATCTGATGGAGAATCTGATGGTACCGAAAGTGTAAAAGGAAATGATGAAACAGATTCTGATGATGAAGATGATTATGTAAACGAAATTAATCGTAATAAAGAAACATCCAATTCTGATGGTTATTATGATAACTTTGAACCAACATGCGAAACTGATGAAACGTTCCGTGATAATGAAGCTCTGTTATTAGATGCAAAAAGCAAAGAATTTGTTTATGTTAATATCCCAAAATTCTACCCACAACATTCAATTACATCATACAAACGTGTACATGAATTAATGGAGAATCACTGGACAAAATATTATGAAAATACTATTCCTGAGCACAGAAGTTTTCAAGATTCATTATTGAAAGAATTTAAAAATCGTAATGACCGTTATGTGTCTTTACTTGCCAAAGAATTTGAAATGCGTAAAGCTGCCTCCAAGTTCTCTAAACAAAAGATATCGGAGACTGGTGATATTGATATCTCCCGCATTTACAAATATCAAGTTGATGATAATATCTTCCGTAAAATGATGCGTATACCAAAAGGCAAGTCACACGGATTGGTTTTGTTACTTGACCGTTCTGGTTCTATGGACGGCAATATGCAAAGTTCAATTGAACAGATTTTGATTCTAACCATGTTCTGCCGCAAAGTGAATATTCCTTTTGTTGTTTATGGTTTTGGCAATTGCACTTTCTCTAGAGGTATGGATTTAGGTGATAGCGTTGTTCAGAAACCATCCTTCTCAAGAGGTGAGAAAGATTTGTATTTGTCTGATGTTTATATGCGTGAGTATATGAATTCACGTATGGGTAATGCTGAGTTTAATCGTTGCCTTCGTAATATGATTTCATTAATGCATTCTTATATGCCACGTTTTTCACGTAAGATTGACAGACCATTATCAGAAACATTATCTAATACACCAATGGTTGAAGCTATGATTGCTTCTCGGTATATTACTAATGAATTCCGCAAAGTGAATAATCTTGATATTGTTAACATGATATTAATTCATGATGGCGATGCTGATAGTATTTCTGGTTATTTTACTGGCGAAAATAATGATTATGGTTCACCAAGATTTGATTATTTTAATGTTAAAACACAATCAGTAGTTATTCGTGATACCGAATCTAAATTCGAAACACTTTTGGTAAATGAAGAACAATCTAAAGATGATGATCCAATGCGTACAGGAATTTTTAATTGGTATCGCCACGTTACTGGTGCAAAGATTGTTGGTTTCTTTTTGATTGGTACAGGTGTTGGTGCAAGAGCTGCTATTCAACGCAAGTATATTTCTGGTAATGAAACACCAGAAACTAAAGAAGAAAAATATGATTATAACAGGTCACACAATCGTTGGTTGCGTGAGAAAGAAGAAGCACGTGAAATGCTCAAAGTGATTAAAGCAGCCAAGTTTTTGGAATCCAAAAATAAAGGTTACAATAAGTTCTTTTTGATTCCTGGTGGAAGTGATTTAGATGTTGAAGATGATGAATTGTCCGTTGAAGGCAATGTCACTGCTGCTAAATTGCGTACCGCATTTATCAAAATGAATAAGAAAAAACAGGTAAGCCGTGTCTTGGTTAACCGTTTCATTGGTGAAATCGCAATGTAATACTAAAGTAGTACTGTTGTTTTTATGCAACAGTACTATTGACAAATGCTGTGGTTTTGATATAATTGGTATATTGAATTGATTGATGGAGTTATTCGTAATGCGTGGTATTCAAACTGACAAACGTGAGAAGTTTATTTCTATTGCCTCTGCTACAGGCAAAAGTATTTTTACACTACAGGACATTAAAGACCTTTGTGTAGAAAATGATATTAAGTTACCCCAGTGGTATTTGAAAGATATGGACTTCCGTGCAGGTCGTGGTCTATATAAAGTTCCCTCTAATAATGCCAGTGTAGTTAACATGGCAGCTGCACAAGTTTTGCAAATGAAAAAATCTGAACCTGTTGTTTCCAGTGGCAATCGTATTGCAAATATTGTTACTGACCTTGAAACTGAAAATCTAGTTCCAAAAACATATAGCAATTATGTTCCCTTTGGTAACTTTGATGATTTGCTTTCCGTTGTACAAAGCAAATTGTTTTTCCCAATTTTTATTACTGGTCAATCTGGCAACGGCAAAACAATGTCAGTTGAACAAGCTTGCGCTAAAGCAAAACGTAAATTTGTTTGCGTATCAATGACACCTGATACCGATGAAAGTGATTTGCTTGGCAATTATGTTTTGATTAATGGTCAAATGGAATGGCGTGATGGTCCAGTTACCGTTGCGGCTCGACAAGGCGCTGTGCTGTGTATTGATGAAATTGATTATGGTGCTCAGAATCTGTCCTGCCTGCAACGTGTTTTAGAAGGCAGACCTTTCTTGCTTAAAAAGAAGAATGAAATGGTTGCACCTGCTGAAGGTTTTACAATTGTGGCTACTGCCAATACAAAAGGTAAAGGCTCAGAAGATGGTCGTTACATGTTCACCAATGTTTTGAATGAGGCTTTCCTCGAACGTTTCTTGAATACATATGAGCAAGAGTTTCCTCCAATCAACATTGAGAAGAAAATCATTAAGAAAGAATTGGCTTCATTGAACCGTTCTGATGATGAGTTTGCCGAAAAGTTGGTAACATGGGCTGATGTAATCCGTAAAACGTTTGCTGAAGGTGGTGTTGATGAAATTATTTCTACCCGCCGTCTGGTTCACATTTGCAAAACGTACTCTGTGCATGGCGACCGCATGAAAGCAATTGCTCTCTGCTTGAACCGTTTTGATACCGATACCAAGTTATCGTTTATTGACCTGTACGCCAAGTTAGATGCTGGTGCCAATACCAGTAACCAACAAGTGAACGTAGAAGCAGTCTCGGCAAACAGTGATGAAGTACCATTCTAATTGCCTAAAAACTGTTGACAAGTGTTAATAGTTTTGTTATAATAGAATTTCTGAGAGAATGAACCACCTCTCAGAATTATTTGAAGTGTGGTTCGTTTTTATTATTTAAATTTTGGAGTTATTATGTCCGCTAAAGCAAAAATCTTGTCCTACTTGAGCAAATCTGATGGTTACAACACGTTGACCGTTAATCAAGCTCGTGCTCGTTTCAACGTTCAGAACGTTGCTGCTCGCATTAATGAATTGCGTGAAGAAGGTCATGCTATTTACTTGAACACCCGTATCAAGTCTGATGGCGAGAAAGTTTCTTTCTATCGTTTAGGCACACCAACTAAGCGCCAAGTTGCTGCTGGCTTGCAAGCACTTCGCACTGCAGGAATGTCAACATTCGCCTAAAAGAGTAGTCTCTTTGTAAGAGGAGTAGGATATATAAGTATATCCCTCCTCTTTTTTTTATGGAATAAATTATGGAAATACAAGTCAAAGTTGAAGATTTGAAAAAGAATAAACTCTTTGTGGCTACACCAATGTATGGTGGCATGGCACACGGGTTATACCTGAAGTCTTGTTTAGACCTTCAAGGTATTATGTCACGTTATGGTGTTGATGTTAAGTTCTCTTTCCTATTTAATGAATCACTTATTACACGTGCAAGAAACTACCTCGTAGATGAATTCTTGCGCTCAGATTGCACACACTTATTGTTTTTGGATTCCGATATTCATTACAACCCACAAGATGTTGTAGCATTATTGGCATTAGACAAAGATGTTATTGGTGGTCCTTACCCCAAGAAATCAATCAATTGGAATAACATTGCACATGCCGCACGTAATCATCCAGATTTGGAACCACGTGAATTGGAAACATTGGTTGGTGAATATGTCTTCAACGTTGTTAAAGGCACATCACAATTCTCAGTTACCGAACCACTTGAAGTATTGGAAATTGGTACTGGTTTTATGTTGGTTAAACGTGAAGTCTTTGATAAGATGGCTGTCGAGTATCCAAACATTCGTTACAAACCAGACCACGTTGGTCAGGCGCACTTTGATGGTTCACGTTACATTCATGCTTACTTTGATACTGTAATTGACACCAAAGAGTCCATTACAGGCGGTGGTTCAGAACGTTATCTAAGTGAAGATTACATGTTCTGCCAGATGTGGCGTAAGATGGGTGGAGATATCTTCTTGTGCCCATGGATGAAGACACAACACATTGGTACATATGCCTTCTCAGGCAATATGCCAAAAGTAGCAGAGTTAACTGGTAGGTTATAATGGCTACTGGTCGTAAGTTTGATGGTGGCAAACTAGAATATGGTTTGTTGCCACCTCTTGCGCTAGAGGAGACGGTTAAAGTTCTCACCTTTGGTGCTCAAAAGTATGAACGTGATAATTGGCAAAAGGTACCTGAATCTAAACGCAGGTATTTTGATGCATTACAACGGCATCTTTGGGCATGGAAACAAGGTGAGCAACTTGACCCCGAATCTGGCATACATCACTTGGCTCATGCAATGTGTTGTCTCATGTTTTTATATGAGCATGACATTAAATATTCGCTTGACAAAGACAAGTAAACCATATATAATTAATTTTTTGGAGTATATTATGAAACTATCGAATGACACACTGAACGTACTGAAAAACTTCGGTGCAATTAACCAAGGTATTTACTTTCGCAAAGGTAATACATTGAAGACCATGTCTTCACACAAAAACATCCTAGCACAGGTCAACATCACTGAAGATGTTCCTGCTGACTTTGGTGTCTATGACCTTAACAATTTCTTATCTGTTGTATCGTTGCACAAAGACGATACCACGTTTGAGTTTGATGACAAACATGTTGTGATTGTTGGCAACAAAGGTCGTTCTAAAATTAAGTATCGTTTCTGTGACCCTACTATGATTGTTACAGCACCAGAGAAAGAATTGCAGGTACCAAACCCTGAGATTACTTTCACCTTGACTGCTGAAGATTTGGATTGGGTACTACGTGCAGCTAACGTATTGTCGTCACCGCAAATTGCCGTTGAATCTGATGGTACCAAAATCAATTTGATTACACTAGATACAACCAATGATGCAGCGCATACTGATTGCCTTGAACTTGGTGAAGGCAATGGTACGAAATACAAAATGATTTTCCGTACAGAAAACATTAGTAAGGTTATGCCTGGAACTTATGATGTGAATATTTCTTCTAAAGGTATTTCACACCTACGTAATAAGGGCAAAGATTTGCAATATTGGATTACTACCGAAGCCGGTTCAAAGTTTTCTAAAGAATAAGCATATATAAATGTGAGGACCTTCCCTCGTAACCAAAACTTGGTAGTTTGTTAGAAGATTTTTCTACCTACCAGTTTTAAATTTATGGAGAAAACATATGACAAACCCAAACTTTAACTATAAAAATATTGATCCTGAGCTTTGCACTTTTGGAAAAATTAATTCACCCGGAACTAAATTCGTAAATCGAATCAAAATTAAACTTTCTGAAATCTATGTTGCACCAATTAAGAGTGACAATTCTGTCCGCTCTAAAGGTAAAAACGTAATGCACATTCAAAGATTGGAACAATCCTTCAAACAAGGCATTGATTATTCACAGATGCCACTTACGGTTCGCATCAAATCAAGAAATGAGAATGGTGAAATTACCAAGTATGAATTGGTAACTGGTAATCACAGATTTGAGGCCTTGCGTAATTTAGGATTTGATGAATGGATTTTCGATGTATATGAAATTCCATTTGGTTCTTCTTATGGTTATGAAGATGCAATTCGCACCTTTCAATTAAAAGAAAACAACTTTGCACCTAATTTAGCTTCAACAGAAGATGATGTAGTCAATGTTATTGTTCGTTTGATTGAACACAAATCAAAATTGGTTCTTCCAGAAGAACAGAGTATTGTTGATTATGTGAATGAAGTATGCACTTATATGCATGGCCAAACCAAATCTAAAATCGTTAGAGATGTTGTTCGCAAATTAAAAAATACTGGATGTGCTGTTGCTCAAGATGTGGTAACTTATACTGCAACTGATGTAAATGATTTCATTTCAAAGACAACCAAATATGTTGTTTCTGGCAACTATGACCACAATTTACAAATGAATGGTTGGTCTGTATTGGAAGGATATGAATATGAGATGATGATGAACGCCATTAAGAAATTTGGTGAATCAGGCAACGAATCGTATTTTACTTTACACACAAAATCACCTACTGAAAAGTATGGTGTAGTTGAACGCCGTAATAAGATGATTGAAACATTCCAAAACCTGGAAGATTCTCTACTTAAGGTGTTTGATTATTATGAAAAGAATGGTAAATTCCCATGGCACATTGAAGGTTTCTTACCGCAAGATGTGAAAAGTGGTGAATCGGAATATATACCATTCTAATTTGACTTGACACGGCCTTCGGGTCGTGTTATAATTTATTTTTATATTATGAAAGTTGTGAATCATGGATCATTTATTATGGACAGAGAAGTATCGTCCTAAAACTATTGAAGAATGTATTTTACCTGAACGGTTGAAAACACCGTTTCAGGAATACGTAAATCAAAAAAACATTCCCAACTTGTTATTGAGTGGCGGCGCAGGTGTCGGTAAGACAACTGTTGCCAAAGCCATGTGTAATGAGATTGGTTGTGACTATATTGTCATTAACGGTTCTGATGAATCTGGTATCGATGTGTTTCGTACCAAGATTAAGAACTATGCTTCTTCTATGTCTCTATCAGGTGGCCGCAAGGTTATCATTATCGATGAGGCAGATTATCTAAATCCAAATTCTACACAGCCTGCTCTTCGTAATGCGATTGAAGAGTTTGCAGGTAACTGTTCGTTCATTTTTACTTGTAACTTTAAGAACCGCATCATTGAACCATTGCACTCTCGTTGTGCCGTGATTGAGTTTGGTCTGAAGAATGGTGAGAAGGCCAAGATGGCTGGTTCATTCTTTAAGAGAATCCAGTCGGTTTTACAAAGTGAAAAAGTTGAGTATGAAGACGCTGTTATTGCTGAATTAGTTAAGAAACACTTTCCAGATTTCCGCCGTATCATTAATGAGATGCAGAGGTATTCCCAGTTTGGTAAGATTGATTCTGGCATTCTTGTGCAGATGGGTGACGTTGAGATTTCAAACATCGTTAAGTATATCAAAGAGAAAGACTTTGGTTCAATTCGTAAATGGGTTGCAACCACTGAGATTGATGCTGCAACATTGTATCGTAAGTTGTATGATGGTTTATATGAGGTTCTGAAACCACAAAGTATTCCTCAAGCAGTAATTATCATTGCTGACTATCAGTACAAGCAGGCATTCGTTGCTGACCCTGAGATTAATACTGTGGCCTGTTTAACAGAATTAATGGTAAGTGTGGAGTTTAAATGAGTAAAGATTTTGAAGTACATCCTATTGGCACAACTGAAGAGATTAGATTGTCTCGTCAACTTAGTTCTGCAATCGAACAAATTACACATCAGTATGGTGACGGCATCGTTCCTAATTCCGTGTTCAAAGCATACAAAGAATTGACTGACTATTATGCCGTGCAGATTGAGAGAGAAAATGAATGACCTCTTCAAACCAACATTTGACTGGATCAAAGAAGATTACAAAAGTAATAGAGTTCGTTTTTGTCTTGAGGTCCTTGCTTGGGCTCTTAGTATTGGGTGTGCTATCACTATGGCTATCACCGTTCCAACACCACCTCTCTTGGTTTTATACCCAATCTGGATTATTGGTTGTTCTATATACGCTTGGTGCGCTTACAACAGGCGTTCCTTTGGTATGTTGGCTAATTACCTCTTACTTACCACAATCGACACAATCGGATTAATAAGGATGGTAATATGAGTCCGTTTGATTATGTTAACCAAATCCTACAAGGAAAGAAACAGTTAATTGTTGATGATGTGACCGAATCGGAATACGTTCCGTTTCTGGTAAATCGTTCGTTATCTTACCATATTGATTGTGTATCATATGCGAATGAGATGAACCGCAGGTCATTCATTGACAAGAAACTGCAGAATGATTTTTTACTAAATACCATAAGGTCTAAGAAAAGACCGTTCGTAAAGTGGGCTAAGTCTGATAAAAGTGAAGATATACAATGCATTAAAACCGTCTATGGTTTTTCTGATACGAAAGCACTTGAAGCACTCCGCCTATTGACTGATGAACAAATCCAAAAATTAAAAGAAAAAACCGGCATCGGTGGATTGAGGAAATAATATGGTAGATTTAAAAAACTTTGTTGAAGTTAAGTTAAAGCAAGAGGATGATTTTTTAAAAGTACGTGAAACATTAACCAGAATCGGTGTTTCTTCACGTAAAGATAAGATTTTGTATCAGTCGTGTCACATACTCCACAAACAAGGTAAATATTATATTGTACACTTCAAAGAATTATTCCAGTTGGATGGTAAACCAACCGACATTACAGAGAATGATATTCAAAGAAGAAATGCAATTGCAAGACTATTGGAAGAATGGGGTTTGGTGAAAGTTTCTAATCCAGAATTAATGGGTGATAACATTGCACCATTACACCAAATCAAAATCATCTCCCACAAGGAGAAAGATGAATGGAATTTGGTACCAAAGTACAATATTGGTAAGAAGATTACACCACAATAAGTAGATATATTATGAAACAAGTGAAAGAAAAAGTTGATAAGTTGAAAAACATTTATACTGGTGAGGTGGTGTACACCAGTAATTTGTTTGAAAAAAGACAAGACAGTACAATGACATTTATCCAGGTATACAAACCAGAAAATCCACAAAGAAAATACTTTGTGAATGGTGAAGCTTTTGTAAAATTGGATAAATAAAAATACTCCCATCGGGATGGGAACGTAAAGACTCTACTACCTTAGGAGCGTCTAAAGCCGGTACAACGATAAGGTACCCCAGTAGTCGGTAAGCTGGATTAATGATATGCCTTCGGGGTATCTATTTTTAAACTTGCTTATTAAAGGAGAAAACTATGACAAGTATTTCAGCATTGTATCCATCATACGTTGGATTTGACCAATTGTTTACTGAGTTGGAGAAACTCGTTGGCAAAGGTCAAACAGTCCAAACATCTTTCCCTCCACACAACATCATCAAAGTAGAAGACAACAAGTATGTCGTTGAAATGGCTGTTGCTGGATTTTCAAAAGATGAAATTGACATTCAACTTGATGAGGGTAATCTAGTGATTCGTGGTGAGAAGAACACCAAAGATGACGCAAATTATGTTTATCGTGGTATTGCTGCTCGTTCTTTCACTAAGACTATTAGGTTGACTGACACTATGGAAGTGCGTGGTGCCGAATTCAAAGACGGCATTTTGAAGATTGGTTTGGAAAATGTAATTCCCGACCATAAAAAACCAAGGAAGATTGAGATTGGTGAGCAACTTGCGTTCTCAAAACCAACTCTATTGACTGAGTAAAACTGTGGGGCGAAAGCCCCACTTACTATATTATGAAAAAGAAATTTATCGATGCACACATGAAGACTGCTGAAGTCTATGCTGAATTGTCTTCAGCAAAAAGACTGCACGTTGGTTGTGTTGTTGTAAAAGATAATACAATCATTGGCATCGGTTATAACGGCATGCCTTCTGGTTGGGACAATGAATGTGAGGTAAGAGATTATTTTTCACCAGGTCGTTTTAAATGCACAGATGGAAATGGTGCAACATACATTCTTAAAACCAAACCAGAAGTACTACATGCAGAGACTAATGCACTCGCAAAGATTGCACGTAGTACCAACTCAAGTGATGGTGCAACATTGTTTGTAACTCATGCACCTTGTCTAGATTGTGCCAAACTAATATATCAGTCTGGTATTGATAGTGTGTATTACCGAAATAGTTATCGCAACGATGACGGTATTAATTTTCTAAAGAAGTGTAATGTAGCTGTTCAACAGCATATATAATTTAAAGGAGTTTATTATGTTAGTAGTGCCAGATGATATGGCAGGCAGACCAATTGGTTTCACCTGCTCAACTTTTGATTTACTTCATGCAGGACATATTCTTATGCTTGCTGAAGCCAAGTCTGTATGTGACCACTTGATTGTTGGTTTACAAAATGATCCGACTGCCGATAGACCTGGTAAGAACAAACCAGTTCAATCTATTGTAGAACGATTCGTACAACTTTCTGCGGTAAAATTTGTAGATGAGATTGTTGTCTATAGTACCGAAAAAGACCTTGAAGACTTATTGATGTTTCTTCCAATTTCTGTTAGAATCATTGGTGAAGAATATAAAGATAAACAATATACAGGTAAACAAATCTGTATTGACCGCAATATCAATATGTACTTTAACTCCCGCAATCACCGTTTCAGTTCAACTGAATTGAGACAACGTGCATACCAATCCGAATTGAGTCGCCAGAATGTATAATGATGTTTGTAAATTCATAGATGCTTGTGACCAAGAAGCATCCGCAAAAAATGTTAAGTTATACAAAACCTTAATTGATGAAGAAGTTGGTGAGTTTCGTTCAGCTTACTACGCATGTGATGAGGTAGAACAACTTGATGCCTGTATGGATATGATTTGGGTTATCTTAGGGTTCTGTAAAATGAAGGGGTATGATGTTGATGCCGCATGGGCAGAAGTTGCTCGTTCTAACTTGGCAAAGATTGACCCAGCAACAGGCAAAGTAATTAAAAGACCAGACGGTAAAGTTTTAAAACCAGAAGGATGGACGCCTCCTGCGCTTGACAAGTTCGTTTAAATAGATTATAATTGATTATTAACTTTCGGAGATATTATGGAAACATACAGAATCGCAAAACAATTCGCTGAGGCTAATCGCCTTCCCCGTGCCTATAAGTACGATTTCTTTTTGCGAGAATTCGATGATATGGTAGAGGTCGTAGGTCTTATTGAAGACCCAACACTCAACATGACCGAGTTTAATGGTCGTGAAATGCTTTACCCAAAACGTTGGGTAACTTTGGCCGTAGTGCCAGCTTCAACAAGGATTTGAAATGGCAGTAAAGTTAATTTCTTTTAAAACAAATCAGACAATCATTGCCAGTGTTGTCTATGAGAATGATGAAAGAATTACAGTGAAAGAAACTGTACAAGTAATTGTTCAACCATCGAAAGATGGTCCAATGATGGGATTCTCTCCTTTCTTGGAGTATGCACAAGAGTTTAAAACAGGCATCACATTTGATATGTCTGACATTCTTTGCGTTACAACTCCAATGGTAGAATTGGAAAATGAGTATAATAAGTTATTTGGTTCTGGCATTCAAATTGCCTCAAGTATTCCAAAATTCTGATATAATGTATGAATGAATAAAAAATATTACACAAATGTTGCCTCTATTGGCAACAACATTTTCTACAGAGGTGTAAACAACGGCCGGCGTGTTAAGATGAAAATTGCTTACACGCCGACTTTGTTTTTGAAGTCTAATAAACCAACTAAGTTTAAAAACTTAAATGGTGAAGCACTTGAACCTATGAAGTTCGAATCTATCCGTGAAGCACGTGATTTTGTTAAGATGTACAATGAAGTACAAAACTTTGAAATCTATGGTCAAACCAGATTCGAATATGCATTTATTGCTGATGAACATCCAGAGATGACCGATTGGGACTTTGAAGATGTTGCAATTGATGTTATCGATATTGAGGTTGGTTCTGAAAATGGATTCCCTGATCCATATCAGGCCAATGAACCAATCACTGCCATTTGTATTACACGTGTCGGTGGTAAAACAATCGTGATGGGTTGTGGTGAATATATTAATAATGATGATAACGTTACATACATTAAATGCCGTGATGAGTATGACCTTTGCAAAACATTTATCAACCACTGGTCAAATAATTGTCCAGATGTTATAAGTGGTTGGAATATTAAGTTCTTTGATATTCCATATTTGGTCAATCGTCTATCCCGTATCCTTGGTGAAGATGACACAAAGAAGTTGTCACCATGGAATATGATTTCTGAACGCAAGGTCATGGCCATGGGTCGTGAAAACATTGCATATGAATTGTTGGGTGTTGCGACACTTGACTATATTGAATTGTACAGATGGTATGCGCCAGGTGGTAAATCACAAGAGTCATATCGTTTGGATAATATTGCGAACGTTGAGATTGGTGAGAGTAAGATTTCATATGATGAGTATGACAACTTGCACCAGTTGTATCGTTTGAATTACCAAAAGTTCATTGAGTATAATATTAAAGACGTAGCATTGATTCTAAAACTAGACGACAAGTTGAAGTTGTTAGAATTGGCACTTACTCTTGCCTATGATACGAAGTGTAACTATGATGATGTATTTGCACAAACTAGAATGTGGGATGCAATGACATATGGTTACTTGTTGAACCGTAATATCATCGTGCCACCAAAGGTTATGAAGGACAAAGATGCTGCTTTCGAGGGTGCTTATGTTAAAGACCCACAAAAAGGTATGCATAAATGTGTTGCTTCATTTGACTTGAACAGTTTGTACCCACACTTGATGATGCAATACAACATCTCACCTGAGACATTGATTGAGCCTGAAGACTACACACAAGATATGCGTGACATTATTATGCGTGGTGTAAGCGTTGATAAACTGCTGACTAAATCAGTTGACCTATCAAAGATGAGTGGTTATACTATCACACCGAATGGCCAGTTCTTCAGTACGACCAAACAAGGTTTCTTACCAAAGATGTTGGAAGAAATGTATATTGATCGTTCGAAGTTTAAAAAGATGATGATTCAGGCGAAGAAAGATTATGAAGTTGAAACTGATGAGACAAAGAAGAATGAATTAGATAAACGAATTGCTAGGTATAATAACCTACAACTAGCAAAGAAGGTGTCTCTGAATTCGGCATACGGTGCCTTAGGTTCCAAGTATTTCCGATTCTATGATTTACGACAAGCTCTTGGTGTTACCTCTGCAGGTCAACTTAGTATTAAGTGGATTGAGAATAAAATCAATTCTTACATGAACAAACTATTAAAGACCGAAAAAGATTATGTTATCGCCTCAGACACAGATTCGATTTATCTCCGTCTTGGTGAGCTTGTTGATAAGGTGCATCCGAAAGAATCAAACGTACAACAGATTATCCAATTCATGGATAAAGTATGTGAGCAGAAGATACAACCATTTATTGATGAGAGTTACCAGGAGCTTGCTACGTATGTTAATGCGTATGCCCAAAAGATGCAAATGAAACGTGAGGGTTTGTCCGACAAAGGTATTTGGACTGCCAAGAAACGTTACATTCTTAATGTATATAACAATGAGGGTGTTCAGTACAACGAACCACATATGAAGGTGATGGGACTTGAGATGATTAAGTCTTCTACACCGGCTGCGATTCGTGAGAAGATGAATACCTTAATTAAAATGGTGATGCTTGGTACAGAAGAAGAGGTACAAGACTTCATCCAAACCTTTAGAGAAGAATTTAAATCTTTACCTGCTGAAGATATTTCTTTTCCAAGAGGACTTAATGGCTTGAAAACTTATTCTGATTCTGTTACAATGTACAAGAAGGGTACTCCGATTCATGTTCGTGGTGCCATCGTGTACAATCATTTCCTGAAGCAGTATAAATTGGATAAGAAGTATCCATTGATTCAAGAAGGTGAGAAACTCAAGTTCACATACTTGAAAGTTCCAAACCATTTCAAAGAGTCAGTCGTATCTTTTCCAGGTCGATTGCCAAAAGAATTCAATCTACAAGAGTATATTGATTATGACACACAGTTTGATAAGTCTTTCCTCGAACCAATCAAAGTGATTTTAGATTGTATTGATTGGAAAACAGAGAAGACTAATTCATTGGATAGTTTTTTTAACTAAAGGAATATTATGAGTTTATTAGATAAAATTAAAAAGAACAGTACGATTAAAGACAGTGCTGTGCTCGCAACATCAAAGTTCTTTACCAAAAAGGATATGATTTCAACATCTATCCCAATGATAAACGTGGCGTTGTCGGGTCGTTTAGATGGTGGTCTAACCCCAGGTCTTACAATGTGGGCAGGTCCTTCTAAACACTTCAAGACTGCTTTCAGTTTGCTGATGGCCAAGTCTTACATGGACAAGTACCAAGATTCAGTAATGTTGTTTTATGATTCTGAGTTTGGTACTCCACAGTCCTACTTTGATACATTTGGTATTGATACTGAACGTGTCTTACACACACCATTGACTGACATTGAGCAGTTGAAGTTTGACATTATGAAACAACTTGAGGGGTTTGAACGTGGTGAGCATATTATTATTGTTATTGATTCTATTGGTAATCTTGCGTCTAAAAAGGAAGTAGATGATGCATTAGAAGGCAAGTCAGTTGCTGATATGTCACGTGCAAAACAAGTGAAGAGTTTGTTCCGTATGGTCACACCACACTTGTCACTCAAAGATATTCCAATGGTAGTTGTTAATCACACCTACAAAGAAATTGGAATGTTCCCTAAAGACATTGTTGGTGGTGGCACAGGTAGTTACTATTCTGCCGACAACATCTTTATTCTTGGTCGCCAGCAAGAGAAGGATGGAACTGAATTAACTGGTTATAATTTTATTATCAATGTGGAGAAATCACGATATGTTAGGGAAAAATCCAAAATTCCTGTTTCTGTATCTTTTGATGGTGGCATTAGCAAGTGGTCTGGCTTACTTGATGTTGCTCTTGAATCTGGCCACGTAGTCAAACCATCCAATGGTTGGTATTCACGTGTCAACAAAGAAACTGGTGAAATTGAAGACAAGAAGTTCCGTGAAAAGGATACTAATACCGAAGAATTCTGGTCTAGTATGCTCGTCAATGAATCATTTAAAGAATCTGTAAGGAAGAAATATGAAATCGCTTTTGGCAACATTATGGGAGAAGATTTCAATACGGCAGAAGCAGAAGAAGCTTGAGTACAAGTTTCTGAACTTACCTGAAGAAGACTCCACGATGGTAGAAATTACCGGTGGTAAGTATTCAGGTGTAGTATTCTCGTATGGTCATGTTAGATTTGAAGAAGGCGAATTAGGTCAACTACAGTTTACCTATAACGTAAACAATCCAGGTCAACATGGCCATGCAAGCTTGCTAACTGACCAAGAATATCATACAATGATGGGAGAAATTCTCACAGATATTATTATTAATCAAGAAAGCCATAATGAACAGACTAGAACACTCGATTCTAAAGAACCTGATTTACAATGAAACGTTTGCTCGTAAAGTTTTGCCGTTTCTCCGTAACGATTATTTCTCTGACAATACCGAGAAAGTAGTTTACAAAGAAGTTGATGAGTTTATCAACAAGTACAATAGTCTACCGACACACGAAGCACTCATCATTAATCTTACCGAGAGTAAGAAGTTAACTGAACAAGAAGTTCGTAATTCTATTGAGTTGTTACACAATATCAATCAGCATAAAGATGAACCAACCGAAATGAAATGGTTGGTTGAACAGACTGAGAAGTTCTGTCAAGACAAAGCAATCTACAATGCCATCATGGAATCTGTATCGATTCTGGACGACAAAGGTGATAAGAAAGCCAAAGGCGAGATTCCAAAGATTCTTAGTGATGCCTTGGGTGTATCATTTGACCCTAATGTTGGTCACGATTACATTGATGACTTTTCAAATCGTTATGACCTGTATCACAAAGTTGAATCACGTGTTAAGTTTGACCTTGATATCTTCAATAAGATTACCAAAGGTGGTCTGCCAATTAAAACATTGAATGTTGCACTTGCAGGCACTGGTGTTGGTAAGTCTTTGTTCATGTGTCACGTTGCTGCAAGTTGTTTATCTAATGCACAGAATGTTTTGTACATCACCATGGAAATGGCTGAAGAAAAGATTGCTGAACGTATCGATGCCAACTTGTTGAATGTGACAATGGATGAACTACACGTAATGTCTAAGGATGATTATGTACGTAAGTTTGGTGTACTAAAGAACAAGACACAAGGCAAGTTAATCATCAAAGAGTATCCAACTGCCGCAGCCAATGCACTCCACTTCCGTGCTTTGTTGCAAGAGTTACAGTTGAAGAAAAGTTTTAAACCTGATATTATCTTTATCGACTATCTAAATATTTGTTCGTCTTCACGTATCAAACCTGGTGGTTCTGTTAACTCATATACGTATATTAAATCGATTGCTGAAGAATTGCGTGGTCTTGCCGTTGAAGCAGGTCTGCCAATTGTAACTGCGACACAAACAACTAGGTCTGGTTTCACCAACACCGATGTTGACTTGACAGACACAAGTGAATCGTTTGGTTTGCCTGCGACTGCCGACTTTATGTTTGCGTTGATTAGTACGGAAGAACTGCAACAATTGAACCAGATTATGGTGAAACAATTGAAGAATCGTTATTCGGATCCTAGTGTATTCAAACGTTTCATTGTTGGTATTGATCGATCAAAGATGCGACTATATGATACTGAACAATCTGCACAGACCGATATCTCCGATTCTGGTCAACCAGATAAACCACTAAGTACATTTGGTAATAGAGAACGTAGAAATAAATTTGACGGAATTAAAGTATGAGTTTAACAGTAGAACAAGGTGCTTATGTTGCCAATGTATTCTCGGAATATTTCGATAAGTTTGGCCGCATAGATGAGTATATGCGTGAACAAAAACTGGCAGCAATGTCAGAAAGACCATTCACGTTACCTGGATGTGGACCAGAAGAAGACTTGTTCTCCGACTTTACAATGTCACCGGCAGATATGCAATTTGAGGTTGTTGACTTGCCTCAAGATCGATGGGACATTTACCTTGATATGATATCGTCACATTCAAACATGACAAGTATACCCGGTCGTTGTCTACGATTGGCAATCTTAGAGAAGAAGTCTGGAAAGTGGTGTGGTTTCATTCGTCTTGGTTCTCCAGTCATCAACTGCAAGCCACGAAATCAAATGCTTGGACAAGTGTTTACGCAAGTCCAAGGCGGTGCTCAAAGGTTCAATCAATGTGCTGCGATGGGTTTTGTCATTGTACCTGCACAACCATTCGGGTATAATTACCTTGGTGGCAAACTATTGGCTGCGATTTGTACCTCAC